CAAACGGATCATCTTCGGCTAATTTATTGTATTTAAACTTATCAAACCCCACACCGCTGGCAGACTTACAGTCAACCAGAACTCCATCAATAATGGCGTCCTGATGTCCCACAACCTCCTCCAGAACAACCTCCTTCTGCTGATCTATGACCGTATGTCCTGCAATAGTAGAACAGAGCAGGAGCAGTTCCTCCAAAATATAACCATACAGAAACTTAATTCTGGTGGCAGGGGGCAGGGCGTCTTGATCAAGAGACTTATTAACATCATACCATATCTTTCGATCAGGCTTCCCTATAGCTGACAGCCGTAAGTAACCACGATCCTGCGGCACCTCATAAAGAAAATCTTTAATATGTACCTTCAGCATCTCCCCAAAGACATCAATATGTTTGTCCACCTCTTCAACGTCCATGTCTATAGGTGTCAGATTAAACAACTCATAGATATCTTCAACAAGAGTTTCAATTGCTTTCATGTCATGAAAAGGGGAGCGCCGATCTTCAACGCCCCCCTATCTCCTATGTTATGTTAAAAAGGATCTGATTGGGAGGCTGTCTCTTGAACGTAGCCGCCCTCTACAGGAGTAAAGTCTTCCGCACTATCAACATACTCAATAAACTCTAATACTTGCACCTTGGAAAGGTCGGCTCCTCGTCCAGACTTTCCGTTAAAGTTCCAAGTATAGGGGATTGCCTTCACACTAATAACACTACCATTAGCAATCCTCTTACCATCCCAAGAGTTACACTCAGCATCTATAACAATAGGTGCTTCTTTAGGCTCACCATTGGGCCAAATGGTTTTCCGCTTGAAGGTCACAAAATCATTACGACCCTCCTTAGTTTTAATGGTCAGACCAGCCCCCTCAATAACAGGGCGATTCTCATCGTTCACATCTACATCAATACTCCAAATTGGAGGATTCCTATCATCTGAGAACTTGGAGTTAGGCTCTATCAGAAAAGCCCAGTTGCATTCCCCGGTGATGAAAATCGGATTCTCTTGTGGCATAGAATAGTCTCCTTTATAATGCTGCTCCATTGCAGCTATGAGTGAGGGTCATCCCTCTATAATATTGTCTACTACTAACTAAACAACAAGTGTATTATAACACACCGTCTAGCAGGGTGTCAACACATTAATGCGTCTCTGCCCAATTATTTCCAACCTTAAAGTCTGAGTCAAGGTCACACCTGAAATTCAGGATTTCTTTTGTGGCATACATAGCCTCCTTTGTTATTTTAGTAAAGCTTTCTATGTCTGGCTTGGCTACCTCAAACTGATACTCATC